GGTGCCGGTGCGCAGACCTGCAGGGCGCAGCGTCACATCCACGTCGGCGGGGTTGTCGACGGCCGGGTGGATCAGGTTGCCCGCCACCCGGGTGGATTCGTATCCGTCGATCAGTTGCGGGGTGATGGTGGTGGTGCCGTCGGTGATGGTGTCGGCCATTAGATGTTCAACCTCCGCCCCTGCCGGTCGCGGTACACACCCTTGATGTCGATCGTGTACGACTTCTTGACGGCTGCCTTCAGCTTCGAGTCGTCGATGTCGTACTGCACCTTCACCTTCGGGTTGGTCTCTTTCGGCAGCCGGTTCAGGCCGGAGCCGAGCTTGGACACCCCATCGCTGAGCTTGTCCATGCTCTTCAGGTTGATGTTGTTCGCGAAGGCGCTCTCTTCGGTGGCCTTCTGGTAGGCATCCCAGCGGCGGCCGGCCTCGGCGTAGACGCCCCGCTGGGACTCGAACTTGGCGCCGATCTTCTGCAACGTCTCCAACCGCTTCAGGTCCTCCACTGAGGCGCGGTTAGTGGCGTCCTTCTGAGCGGTGATCGATTCGCCCAGCTCGCGTGCCTGCCGTGCGGTGGTGTCCTGAATCTCGGCCAGGGCGGCCGCATCGCCCGCCATGGCGCGTTGCACGGTCGACAGGCTGGTGCCGGTGTCTGCGGCGATCTGCGTGGCCTCCGCCATCTTCTCGGTGTCGTTGAGGAGATCCTGCAGGTTGGACTGGATGAACTCCTGCCCGATGTACTTGCTCTGGGAGGCGATCATCTGGTCGAACGCTTCGGCGGTTTTCTCCGCCAACTTCTCGGCGTCCTCACCGGCCTGCTCGAACGCGGCGGACACGGCACCGATACCGACAGCGGCGGCGATGCCGGCTGCGGCACCCGCTGGGCCGAACCCCTCGAACGCGTTCGCGGCGACCTCTTGGAAGGCATCCACAATGGACTCCGCTGAACCGTCGAACGATGCGGCTGATTCCTTCGCGGTCGAGTTGGACTCCTGCTTGAAGTCACGCAGTGACTCCTTCGCCCCGTCAGTGCCCTTCTCGGCGGCCTGCTTCAACTCGCGGTACGAGTTCTTGAAGTCCTTCTCGATGGTGTCGGCAGTGTCTTTGACCTCACGTTCGAGCTTCTTGGATGCCTTCTGCGCATCCTCGAACCCGTCCTCCAACTTGTCGGGGCCCTTGCTCCTGCCGAGGTCCTCCAACGCGTCGACGGCTTCCTCAACCGGTTTGATCAGCCCGGTCTCGATGCCCTGCTTGAACGCCTTCGTTTCGGAGGCGATACCGATCTCGATGCCCTGAGCCATCTACTTCGCACCACCCTTCTCGAACTGTTCGTGGATGGTGCGCATCGCCGTCTGCACCCACAAGGATGCGAGGCGGGGGATGCTGGCGCGGGCGGCCGGGTAGACGACGTAACCGCGGGAGCGGGGCAGGTTGAACTGGCGGCCACGCCTGCGCTGGTATGCGGTGCCGCTCTTCGTGCGGGAGGTGATCATCTTGTTCGGGTCAGCACCGAACTCGACACCCCTGGCGAGGACACTTTTGGGGGTGCCGTTGGCCATCTTCCCGATCCCACCTGAGCGCAGCATCACGTTCTGGTCGGACACGGCCACCCGGGCGGTGTCGCTGAGGACACGCACCTGCATGCGACTGACCGTGTGACCGCGCACCGACTCCTGCCATATCGGGTCGGCGTTCACCTTGGTGTGCTTCCGGATCTCTGCTGCCACTTCTCGGGGGATCTCCCGAATCGCGCTGAGCAGAGTCTGGAGGTCCTTCGAGACGAGCAGCGAGATGCGCCCGCTGCTGGCCACGATCACACCACCGCATCCAGGGTGGGCTTGCCCTTCACGCCGAGCGAGACGGTGGAGACGGCGACCGAGTCGACCGCGCCACCGATGGAGCCGGGGGTGATGATGAGGGTGGCGGAGACGCCCGGGCCGCCGGCGACCGGTTCGAACGTGACGGCGATCTCGTCGCCTTCGTTCTCGAACAGGTACCGGCTGAGGGAGTCGGCGGTGGCCCAGTCCTGCGCGTAGGACAGGTTGCACACCCATGTCGCGTTCGTGCCATAGCTGAACACCGCGTCGGGGGTGAGCCCCTTCCAGTTGACGACGGAACCTGAGGGCACGAACTCCACGGCGGAGACGTGCTTCTCGTAACTGTCGGCGGCGACCGTGAGCACACAGTCCCTCATCATGAACGGGTTGACGGCGATCTGAGCCATGGTTAGCTCTCCTTACTTGTGATGACGGTGAGGGTGATGTCCCACCCGAGATAGGTTTCGGTCGCAAGCACTTTCTGGGCGAGGGTCCAGTCGATGTTGGAATGCCCGTCGAGCGCGGTGAGCACATTCAGCACCGCGTCGTCGAGCGCGTTCTCGGCCCGCACCTGGTCTTTGTGAGGGTCGGCCACGGTGAGGATGACCGTGTTGCGCAGGTTCCCCAGTGGTGCCTCAGGCAGCTTCTCGATGCGATCCACTTTGAGTGCCACCGTCACCCGGTCGATGGTCTCCGGGATGCGCTGGTTGGGGATGATGCGCCATGTGGTGGGCAGCAGCGGTTTGAGTTCAGCTTCGAGGTAGGAGCGCACACTAGCGGACACGGGGCACCCCCCTGCGTGGGCGCAGTATCTGCTTGATCACCCAGTCGAGAGGGTGCGGGCGAACCGCGAAACTGCCATCCCCGATCTCCCCGGAGGAGTCCACCTGTCCGGCCGTCCACAGGTTCTGCGCCTGCCGGAGTTGCCCGAGCCGGTAGTTGGTCGGGATGACCTCTTCAGCTTCCGGGTCTTCCGGTTCGGGCAGGGTGGGGGCGTAGGCGATGATCTGCAGCTTCGACACCTCGAGCAGCTCGGTGAGCACGTCGTCGTTGAAGGGTGCGTCGTCCCCCCATTCGTCGCGTGCCGACTCGATGTCGTGCCAGGTGGCCATGCCTACGCCCCTCCCGTTCAGCCTGCGGTGTACGCGGTGACGAGCTGGAGGCCCTTCGCTGCGTTGATGATGGTGGCGTAGTACCCGAACAGGGCCGGGTCGATCGCACCGTGGTGAGGGTCGATGCCTTCCACGCGGATGGGGGCACCGGGCAGCTCGAACACGGTCATGGCTTCCTTCGCACCCACCAGAACCTTTCCGGTGCCGACCGCGCCCGGGAGGATCTTGAACCCTGCAGCGCTGCCCTCTTCGAGGCCGAAGCCCGCGTTGAGGTAGCCGAGCACCGACTCGTCCGGGGTGAGCACGATCGCCTTCCACAGTTCGGCGGAGACGACCGCGAAGCTGGGGGTGTTCTCGGCGGCGATGACCGCAAGCGCACCGGTCACGATGGCCTGCAGGCCGTTCGTGATGCCCGTGCCGGGAACGTCAGAGTCGGTCAGGGTGGTGGCACCCGAAACGGCGGCTGCGAGGAACGCCGCATCCGACTTGCGCGAGTAGTCCTCCGCCATGTGGGTGAAGTACGACTCGATCACCCCCTGGTCGGGGAAGTCAAGGAAGCGACGGTCGAGCTTGTGCCCGCCGGCCAGACGCACAGCGTCAGCAGTGACCTGTTCGGTGTCAACAGCGTTGGAGGGGATCTCGGCAGTGTTGCCTGAGTACGCCGCCACGGTGGGCTCCTTGTCGTCCACCCAACGCCACCCGGTGGCCTTCATGGAGGTGAGGGCCTGTGAGGTGAACAGGGGGGCGAAACGGCGCTCGTAGCGGCGACGCTTCCAGATTTCACCGAGCGCCTGCGGCACCTGCACATCCGCACCAATGGTGAGAGTGGTCGGGCCGGAGTGCTGGATGGTGGAGATCGCGAACAGGTCACCGAGTGCGCTCGTCTTGGTGAGCACCTCACTGTCCTTGTGCGCGATCGCCGCGAACAGCCCATTGGCCGTCAGCGTGTCGGATGCCTTCGGGGTCAGCCCCTGGGGCACGGTTGCGGGTGCGTTGCTCACAGCGAACGCTCCTTCCTGGTTGTCCTCTGCCGGGGCGGCTTCGGGGTTCGTGATGGCGGCCACAGCGTCTGCCACGGCCTCCTTGATCTGGTCGGTGAGGTCGACGGTCAGTTCCTCTTCCACCTGCTCGGCCTCACCCTCAGCAAGCTCGAACAGGCCGGCGGATGCGAACGCCCCCATCGGTACGACGGCAACGCCAGTGAGCCGACCACTTACGGCTTTCTGGCCCTTGCGGAGAAGGTTGGCAACTTCGGCGCTGAGGCGCGGCCGCTTGGCCTCGTCAGGGTCGTTCGCCCGGAGGAGGAGGTCATCACCCTCGGGGGTGTTCGCCACCTTGAAGGCGGCCTCAACACCTTTGTCGGTGTCGGTCAGCTCGAGGGCTCGACCGACCGGGGCGAACTGGGAGTGCCCCTCGTTGAGGGTCACAATCTCCGGGTCGCGGGGAAGCTCCAGTGTGCCTTTCTCGAACATGACCGGGTCACCGCTCACCGATCGTCGGGAAAGTTCGTTGTACGGCAGCACGAGGCCGCGGATGGTGCGGGTGCTGAGGTCTGCGAAGAGTGCATTGTCCATGGGTCAGTCCTTCGTCGGTTCGTTCATTGCGGGAGCTTCGACCGTCACCAGAGAGCTGCGGTCGAAGCGGATGACCCGGCCAGGGCCGGACACGTCATCCAGCGACAGGCGAGCCTCGATGGGGTCGAGCAGCATCGGGAGGGCGTAGTCCACAAACTCGTTGCGGCGCCCCTCCGTGGTCGAATAGGTGAGGGTGGCGGTGGATTGTGAACCATCCAGAATGGAGGCTGGAACCCCGGTCAGACGGGCCACATCCAGCACGGCAGCGTTGCGCCCGTTCTCGAATAGGTCAGTCTGCACGGTGCCGAGAGCTTTGATCTCCACCCGGTTGTCCGCGAACGCCACAGCCCCCGTCGGGGACATGCGGGCCGCCGCATAGGTCGAAACCAAGTCCTCGATTTCGGCGTCTTCCATCGGGTCGTCGGTGACCTGTTGGATGACCGTCAGCGGGATCGGTGACTGGGCGCGCCCGATCCATGAACGTTCGATCGCCTTGTAACCCTTGATGGTGGTGGCCCCGTCGGCGAGGATTCCACCAGACCCGGAGCCGGGGATGAGGATGACTTCCTCAGCGGATACAGCTTTCCCGTCGACCCGGATGCGCCCGTCAGCGTCAGAACTCCACCGTTCGATCGCGACACGCACCGCATCAGTGACCTGCCCGGAACTGTCACGATCCACAGCCAACAGGCTCCAGTCGTAGAAGAGGAGGTCGTCAGCAACCAGACTCAACCGGTGCCATGGTGACAGGGTCGTTTTGGTGGAGTACAGCCAGGGCTGGTCGATCTCCGTGTCGCCCTCCAACTCTCGAAGCGGCAACCCAGCCACCTTGGTCACGAGAAGGTCACGAGCTTTCTTGATCGCCGGGATCTGCAGGGCGGACAGGCGGGTGACCTCACCCAGTTCACCGCCGAAATACTCAGCCCAAACGACCGTCTGAATGCTCGTCGACGGGGCGGCCATGGGTGACACCGGCATGGCCACGGCGCTGAGGTTCAGCGGCGAAGACTGCCGGAAAATGTCGAATAGACCCATACCCCCAGTCGACCGCGCAGGGTATACGCCTGAAAGCGGGGAATGCTATCGGCGTGTCTTAGCCGCGTTCAACGCCCTGAGAGCCTGCTTCTCACCACGGTGCACAGCCTGCTCATGCACCCGGGCAACCTCCCAACCGTTCACTTTGTCGGTGGCGTACCCGAACCAGTGAGGGCACTCATGGCACCGCACAACCGTCACCGCCAACGTCGTCTCCACATACCGGCTCACGTTCTCACCACCGGCTTCCGGCGCGGCTGCAGGGGTTTCTGGTTGTCGTACACGAGGAGAGCGAGGGAGCCAGCCTCAAGCCCGGTGATGTCATCGCCCGCATCCCCACGCCCCAACGCCCAACCATTCACACCGGCCTTCCGCTTCACAGCCAGACCTGCAGCGTTGTCCAACTCCGGCTGACGGAAGTGCACCAGGTTGTCACGGTCGACCTGATCGATGAGGAGAGCAGCCGCCTTCTTCACATCCATGAACGTTTGAGGTGCCAACCGCGGGCGAGGCTTGGCCCGCTGCAGCTGCTCCGAGACGAGGAGAGCCACCTGCTGACCACCATCGAAGACGATCTCCTGCTGGTACTTGCGACTGAAATACAGGGCCCGTTGGGGAAGCCAGTTGATGCCCGTCTTGTGCTCGAGCTGCAGGATGACCGCACGCCCATCCTCATCCCTCCACGCGGCCACGATGGAACCACACAACTGGTCAGGGTGCGGGGCGAACGCCAACCCGAACCTCTCCGGCGGTGACGGCAGAGCAGCACCACTCCCCGCGTTAGTCCACTTCACCGGGTTCACAATCCCAGACGTCGCACCAACCACACCGAAGATGCCGCCGTACTCACGGCTGAAGGTCTCGCGCGTCATGGAGTCGAAGTTGCCCTTGACAGCCTCCAACGTGGTGAGGGTTCCCACGCCCGGATGGGATGCCAGGATCAGGTCCTTCACCCTCGCCTCTGGGTGCTCCTCAGTCGGCTCCCAATCGGCTAGCTCCTCATCGGTGGTGGTGTCGGGCATGGCGTACTCCACGATGCCGCCGATGCCGGTGCGTCCCACCTCCAACGCATCCCACAACAGGTTGCCGTCACGCCACTTACCAGCGGTACCCATCACCACCAGCTGCGCCCCCGGGCGGGTGTCCATCGTCGGCAAGGCTGCGGCCATCACATCGGCCACCCGGTCAGGGTCGGTCGGCTCCCCAGCCTCATCGAGGATGAGCATGTCGAACGCTTCACCACGTACGTCCTCCACCGTGGACAGCCACTGCACCATCCCACCGTTCGGGAAATGCACACCCTCCATACCGGCGATGCGCACCACCTTCAACGGCCGAGTCTTCTTGTCCGGGTAAAGCCGTTCGATCGGGGCAGCCACATCTTTGAGGAACCGGGAGCGACCCGCCTTACCCGATGTCAGGGTGAGAATGCCCACACGGTAGTCCTCACGCATCGACGCACGCCCCAACGCCACAGCAATAGCGGTCGTCGACTTGGACGAACGCCGAGGGATACCGAAAGCGTTGCGCCCGTGACCCATGGCCAACGCATCCGCAATCACCAACTGCTGCGGCTGAGGGCTCCGCCCAGGCAAGGCAGTGTCCCCATGGAAGCGCAGCAACCGCGCACCCTCCAGAAACTCCTCCCGGCTCTGCTCCGTCGTCGCCAACTCCGACACATGCAACGGCTTCAACGCCCGCTCACGAAGCTGAAGCCACACAGACTCAGTTGCGAGATCCCCCGCAAAATCGGAGGGAAACGCTGCTGTGAGAGCCTTGGCGGGGGTAGCGGGGGCTCGTGTCAAAGAACTTGTGGGTGCGGTCACCATGTGGGTAGTCGTTTCGCTTTGCGGCTTTGGGCGTTAGTTTTGATGGCTCCTGCTCGGCCTCCGGCGCTGCGGTTCTCTCGGCGGTGTTGTGGGCCTAGGTTGTCTAGGTTGTTGGTGCCTCCTCGGTGGGCGTCGCGGATGTGGCCGATGTCGTAGCGTTGTCCGGGTTGGATTGGGTGGCCGCATCCGATGCAGTTGACTTGGTCGCCGCGGTTGAGGCGGGCGTTGGTGATGCGGCGGATGGTGCGGGAGTTCTTGATGTAGAGCGGGTCACGGTGGGGTGCACTCATGCGACCCCCTTGCTGTCCGGCAGCAGGTTCCACGAGGCCAAGGCCTTGCGTTGCATCTCGTTGTGCGGCTCTTCTGCGGACACCAAGCCACTTATAGAGGTGGTTGCGTTATCAGCCTGTCCTAGCCTGTCCTGTCCTAGCCTGTCCTGTCCTTTGTCGTCATCCGTTACGTCACGCGTGACGTCATCCGTGACTAGTCCTGCTTTCCTGCTGCGGTGGCGGGCCTGTCGTTGACGATCGACGAGGCGTTTATGTTCGGCCGCCTCGAGCTGTGCTTTGGTGGTCTGGGTGTGTGCGAAGTCGATGATGAGGTACCCCCGCTCGTGCAGGTCCCACAGGCCGGCTGCTACAAGTTCGGAGGCGATCATGCTGCGGAAGCCGGGTATCAGCGCGATGTCGGCGTCTTCGATGACCCCTTCGGTGCGGTTCGCGACGGACCACATCATGGCCGTCACGAATGCCCGAAACGCCTCATCAGACAGACGGACGATGCGCCTGTCCATCAGATAGCGCTCGGGCATTCGTGCGTCGGTCAAGCTACTCGACCTCCTCGACGGCAGACTTGCTAATTGGCGAGGTGTCGAGCGCGTCAAGCTTGTCCCAGTCCGCTAGACCTTCGCCTTCGTCTTCTGGCCAGTGCTTCACTCCCATCCAGCCGGTGATGTGCGCCGCAACCATATCTGCGACCCAAGTCGCGTCGTGCTTTGGGCTGTTCAGGTCGTGGCAGGTGCGCAGGATCTTCTTGAGAAGGTCACCGAAGCCGTACTCGTCTACTTCCATGAAGAATCTGTCCTCGTCGATCAATGCTGCGAGCAGTTCGAATTGTGATGCCATCAGTCGGCCTCCTCGTCTTTGACGAGTGCAACCAGGTACGCCTTGCCGATCTGGTTCACATCGTTCGCGGCGATCAGAAGGTGTCTCGCGCACAGGGACGAGTCGGCGGACTCAACCTGAGGGTGTGGGCATCCGGTGTTCTTGCCCCGGTACGCGGCTGTGCACATGGCCATAAGGACAGCCCCAATCGCTTGCGCTCCTCTTCGAGGATCTCGTACGCGCCGATCCTCGCGATGCGTGTGACATCTTCCGGAGACATGCGACTCAGGATGATGTTGAACGCGTCAACTTCACTGATGCCTGGGTACTCGGCGAGCACTTGATCGCGGATGTCAGCGGTCGTCTTCTTGAGTTCGTCGAGTGCGGCACCCATCAGCGCACCTCCTGCGCGTGCACGGCGTCGAGCGCATCCGCGAACTCGCGCAGTTGTTTCGCGTACTCCCCGTACTGGGCGGCAGGAATCGTGCGCCAGTCGTCGCGGAACTCGACTTCCTCGAAGGTGAGCTCGCCCCCCTTGAGGGTGGCCTCCTGGACAAGGAGCACCCCGTCAAGGATGGAAGGGTAGCCGTAGTCGATGAGGGTTTCACCAAGGTTCTCACCCTGCTCAACACCGATCTCGATGGCCCATGCTGGTTTGGACTGTTCGATGATGGGGTTCGCGTCAAGGAAGGCACGCTTTTCCTCGCGGCTCCGTTCGACCATCCCATCCAGGTGCTTCTCGACCGTTTCGAACTCAAGGGCGCGTTCCCCGTCGATGGTGGTCTCTCCGGTAACCACCCAGTCGCCGCGACCGACCATCAGGTAGTCGTCACCGAGACGCGACACGGCGTTCAGGGTGAACCGCTGGCTGCCGGGGTCGCGGATTTCGCTCTGCTCGGCAAGCCACGTGTCGGGGCGTTCCGCCAAGGTGAGGCGGTGACCGTGCAGGTCGTAGAAGTCGGCGAAACTGTGCCAGTCTCCGACCTCCCCGGGGGTGCGCAGCTGCGACAGCGGAACTACCACGTTGGGGGTGGGTGCCACGTACAGGTCGTCACCCTCCGAAACGGTCAGGTAGTGATTGTCGTCCAGGGTTTTCAGGGTGTCGAGGAGTGTGTCGATGTACGCCTTCTCGACCTGTGCGATGACTGGGCGGATGATGCGGTTTTCGATGGTTGCGGTAGACTTGGTCATGTTCGTTTCTCCTTGAATTGGTGTTGCGGATATTGACCCCGGAGCTGTTGCAGCAGCTGTGAAGGGGTCTTTTTCTTTGGCAGGTGAGTCATTTGACTCACCCTTGACAGGTGGGACACTGCTTCCCACGTCGGCGGCCACGCTGCGGTCCCACATCGTGAGACGTGCTTTGTAGTCGCGGTCGGATTCCCACGGTTGTTGTGGGCCGGGCCGGTCGGTCATGCCGAGACCGGCTCTCCGGTCTGCGTGCGCTCGCTCCCCTTCAGCCACGCCTCGACGACGCTGCGCCTGTAGAGCACGGTCTTCGGGGTCGGCTTATGGAACGTCGGTGGCAGCCCCAGGTATCGGCGCTGCGCGAGGGTTGTCTTCGACAGTGCCCCCTTGGTCATCTCGCTCACCTCATCGGCGGTGAGCCACTCGTCATCCATCTCTACACTCCTTATCAATCGGTGACAACTTTCGGCTTCGAAATTACTCAATAAATGACTTCCCGTGAAAACTACTCGCTTGAATGTACGTTGTCAACTGGTGCCCAGAGTGAGCCTGTGCGATTATCAATGAGTGACTAAAGCGGAGGAATGGAAGCAGTTCGAAGGGGAACTAGCGAGGATGGTCGTCGACTCCGTTAACACCCTGCGGAGTTCCGGGGACTTTACGATCAAGGAGATGGCTGCAAGGCTCGCGCACTACGGCTGGCCCGTGAGTGTTGCGACCCTCACCGGCATCCTCTCCGGTCGGAAACGGGGCTCCTTCACGATCGCCGAAGTCATGGCCTTCGCGCGAGCGCTGAACGTGTCGCCTCTATACCTGATCCTCGGTCTTCCGAAGCACGCGAACCTTCCCGCTGGCCCTCTGTTCGGTGATGAACGAGACATCGGCTCCGTTGCGGCATGGTTCGAGGGTGGATACACCATGAAGGGCCATCCGGATGACGACCTCGTTCGCGAGAATCAATCTCCCCAATGGTTCGTTGAAGCCATTGCGCGTCAGGGTTTGCGAGACGTCCTGGACCATGCACACATGCTCCGAATGATCCGCTGGCAAGCAGCGCAGCTTGTGGCGGCAAGGGACTTTCAAGCTGACGATGTGGCAAGGGTGCTGCCCGCCGCGGTGTTAGACCAGACCTACTTCTGGGATGCGGTGAACCGACTTTCAGCAGCGCGTGCGATGCAACGCCGCCTGGACCCTAACTGGTCTATCTCATTGCCACCCTTGCCCAATTGGCTTCAATTCGTTGATGTCGAGCCCTCCCAGCAAGTCGAAGATCCTATGAACACAGACCTCAGGACGCTTACTTCGGAAGATCTGATTGAACAGGCCCGGCAAAGGATTCGCGACCTTATTGCGGAGGCTCCGCCGAGTGATCTGGGCAGGCGAGATATTGGCAACGATTAGTAGCTACACGACCGCCGAGGGGAAACGGTACCGGGTCCGCTACCGGAAGCCCGACCGTTCCCAGACGGACAAGCGAGGGTTCAAAACCAAGCGGGCGGCTGAGGACTTCCTGGCCAGCGTGACCGTGTCGAAGAACCGGGGCGAGTACATCGACCCGGGCGATGCGAAGGAGACCCTGTCCCAACTTGGGACAACCTGGTTGGCGCAGCAAACCCACCTGAAACCGTCCTCCCTGCGCCCAGTGGAGGTTGCGTGGCGGCTCCACGTCGAACCCGTCTTCGGCAGCACACAAGTCGGTCAGGTGCGGCACAGTGACGTGCAGGCGTGGGTGTCCGAGCTGACCTCCCGCCGGGGTGCCACAACCGTGCTGCGCGCGTACGGGGTGCTCGCCGGCATCCTCGACGTTGCGGTGAAGGACAGGCGCATCCTCTCCAACCCTGCCCGCGGTGTGAACCTGCCCCGGAAGGGCAAGAAGGAACGCGTCTACCTCACCCACGAGCAGGTTGACCTGCTGGCTTCGTTCTGCGGCGATAAGCGCACCCTCGTGGAGTTCCTCGCCTACACCGGGCAGCGGTGGGGTGAGGCGACCGCGGAACGGGTGCAGGATCTCGACATGCTGCGGCGGCGGGCGAAAGTGCAGCAGAACGCTGTCGCGGTCGGGGGCAGCATCATCCTGGGCACCCCGAAGTCCCACGAGGCCCGCTCGGTGCCGTTCCCCGCGTTCCTGTCCGAACCGCTCGCGAAACTGTGTGAGGGCAAAGGACGCAACGATCTGGTGTTCGGTGACGGCAAGACGTTCGTGCGGATGCCGAACTCGAGGCGGGGCTGGTGGGTGACAGCGATCGCGAAAGCGCACGAGGTTGACCCGACGTTCCCGACGACCCTGACCCGGCATGACCTTCGGCACACGGCCGCGAGCCTCGCTGTGAGCGCCGGGGCGAACGTGAAAGCGCTGCAGAAAATGTTGGGGCATGCATCCGCGGCGATGACTTTGGACACCTATGCGGACCTGTTCGATGACGACCTTGACGCGGTTGCGACCGCTTTGAATGAGGCCCGTTCGATTTCAAATGTGGGCAAAATGTGGGCAAACAGCCCTTCCGAGAGCTGA